GAGCCATGAACAGGGATAACGTCTTCATTGATTGGAAATACCTTACCGTTCAATGAAGCACAAATCTCGCAAGTCTTATCATCCATAACAGCTATAATAAACTTTGCATCAGCCATTTTCCAATAGTGAGCATTAGCCCTTGCAAATCCCCTTACAATCATATCGTCATTAAGATTTCTGAAGCTGCGATACGAAGACAAGCCCTTCATTTCTATCATTCCAGCGGCTATAGCAGCTACAATGCGATCATCATCTTTTGGGTCTTCTACGTTGTCGGCAAACCAGTGAAGAACACCGTCCGCGGTCATCTTTTCTTCCTGACCAACTTTTATATACGACTGTATCTCATTTTTCAGAGAATCAGTATATTTATAAACTCTCTGCTTATAAGTATCGCCATAAAGAAGAGCGGCCATGAATGCTGCCTTATCCCATTCATCATCAGGTATTCGCCCCAGGTTATCTTTTGCTGTCTTCTTAGATATTTCATCTACGTCAGAAAGTAGATCGGACACAATCTTCTCCATACCCTCTCTTACAACGCTAAGGTTTTTGGATACTTTTTTTGTGTTGTCAAATTTAAAGTCCTTTCCGTATCTCCCTTTAAATTCAGCATAGTTGAATCCGTAATCTATGAGCTTTTTTGCTGCAGTCATTACGACCCTGTTTGTCAGTTTATGAGAGAAGTCTGCAATCTCAAAAGCCTTCTCCGCTGCTTTTATAAATTCTGTTTGATTTATCATCGCCTATGTGTAAACTATTTCGTCTGGATTATTTATTAAAAATGTAACGTCAAATAGCGCCACCTTCGTGCCTTCATATGTGCCATCATCCTTATATGATTTGTACTTTCCGGTAAGCTGCACTTTCTTGTAGTCGTTATAGATGACAACGTCCTTTCCTATAAGCGATTCTATGAACGCATTTATCTTTGCTGCTGCGTCACCGCTCTCACTATAATAGCCAAGTTTAATGGTGTAGTCAAAGGTCGCCTTTTTAGGTTCTGCCGGAATATACACTCTTGACCCATGCTCTTCAGGGAAGTCTGTAACAATTATGTTGCTATCTTTTATGGTGCTACCATAACTCTCTGGACTTTTTATAAGCTCAAAGCCCAAAGTTGAGATGTCAGTGACAGCCCCATCCCCTATCTTCATCCGCATCATTCCCATACGAGACAATCTAAGATGTTTGCTCTGTGGAACACGTTTACTCTCTGTATAGCCTTAATTAAAGACTTGTCTATACCTATCTCTGAACCCATACACCAAGACCTATAAGTTTTATCGGACTTGTTGTAATCGATGTAGTACGTTGCTACTGGAGATTCAGCCACAAATGTGATAAGATTGCCGTTCTCTTCTTCTTCTAATTCTGTAAACACTAATTTTTCTACTTCTGGTTTCATTTTTTTGTTGGTTTTTTGGGACACCCGTTGCAATAAGGCATCGGTAAATAATAATGTATATATTTGTCTGTTGCTTTTACTTCTTCTTTCTTCATCTTTGCGTCCATCAGCTCTGTCTGCTGTTTGATGATATTCGCTTTAAGCTGCGGGTCTGATGTGCTCTCCTTTAACTCCTCTAACTCTGTTAGGTTTTTAGTCCTTAGCTCATCTGGTGTTATGTTTTCTATGTCTGCATATTTGTCTGTTTTTGTTTTAAACTCATTTATGTCAAGATTATTTATTCTCGCATAATTCTCGAACCCCCATTGTGCCAGCTCAACCCGTCTATTCTCCATGTAAGCAACATGCTCTTCACGTTTAACCCACGCAGCGGCTGATGACCTGTTTGTTTCACCACTAAATTCTTCCCCGTCTATCGCTCTTCTCCAGAGGTCGTAGCATACAGTTGCATTCTCTGTGATTATATAAAGGTCGAGAATTTGTCGCTTTATAATCTCGTACTCGGCAGAGCCTCGCTTAATCTTATTATTTTCTCTTACTTTCATGTCAGTCCGTTATTTCGATATTATCAAAGGTATCTTTCAACCGATTGTACTCGTTTTCTGCAGCATCCTTGTCAGTAAAGCTGATGTCCGCCTCTGCTCCGGACGCCATGCGAATATTAACGATATGCTTAGCCCTTATGGGGTCATACGACAGCGTAACCTCTTCTATCATTGCTATATTAATAAGTTTCTTAATTTCCATTTCTAAATGCTGGATTTATGTTTCTAAGATTTTCCTTCCTTCGTTCGTATTCAATCTCCGCTTCCTTCTCTTTTTGCTTACGGAGCTCTTCGTTATTAGAGGCATACGGGGCTTCATCCGACGCAGTCTCCCCGCTAATAATATTGTAACGTTTCAGCTCTGTAATAGACCTTACCTTTGTTTCGTCATCTTGAGGAGTAAACATTCTTATAGAAGCCCGGATATTTCCGTTAGTGATGTTATCAAGGTAATCTGGGTATTCAACGACAAACCCCTGCTTTACGATATTGTTGATTGCATCAATAGATGCGTCAAACTCATGTATAAGTGACATCACCACCCTTTCTGTAGGATAGAACATCATTTTCATGGAACCAGTCGGCATATCTCCTGATGACTTGTGTTTCGGGAAGACTATACCGAGTGCATTAAAAATTAGCTCCAATTGTGTCTCAAACTCGAATTTAAACTGTGGAGATATATCAGCTCCGCTAACCATCTTAAAATCGCCATCTGAATCTGTAATAACCATATCTGTTGCACCAGCGGATTCCATAACCACAGAATCAGGGTCGTGCGTCGATAAGTGATACAGGGACTTAAACTTCTTCCTGTTGTCCTCTGATAGCCGTGACAGCATCTGCTCCATATTGTCTATGTTTGACTGGGAGCGTGTCCAGAAAGCACCGTCATTGCGCTTGTGATATACAACCGGTAGTCCGTTAAATCCGTGAGGAGCTCTTGAAATTTCCTTCCATTCTGCGTCTAAGGCATATGTTATACAATTTACAGCATCATACACATCGCACTTATTGTCATAGAATTTATAGAACTTATATGGCTTTCCGTACTTATCGTATTCCATATTAAACTCTTCTCCATTAAAGAATGATAGTACCTGCCAATTCAATTTCCCATTTTCACGGTAGAACAGAACAGCTGAATCACCAAGCGCAAGCGCACTTTTTATGAACTCGTATCTCGCTGTATCAATATTCCTGGATAACCAATATTCCTTATATAATGGCAGGGCTTCATTTTCTTGTAGTGTACCATCCACGATATGCGTCTTGTTGCCAAGCAGGTGTGCGAGAATAATATCTATTGCCATAGCCTGAATAGGCACAGACACTCTGTTTACTTCGTATATTTCTTTTCTCCCAGTTTCCGGGTCAACCACGAGGAGGTCTTTAAACCATCCTCTGTCGAAAATCTTGTGTCCTGTCGGGTAATATTCATTATAGAACTTTACCTGTGATACCTTTTCAAACTGCGGCCTCCATGCTCTTACGCCAACCGGCTTCGGGATATACCAAAATTTCTTACTGTCAAATTCCATTTTTATTTATTTTATGTTGTTTCACGCCCAATAATAGAAAACAATTTCTCCGTTATGTTTATCACTCCTTCTGCGTTTATTAAAGAGCCTTTTCATCTTTTTCTTTATGGCTCTGTTCTTACGATTGTCTCTGATAGATCTGCACTGTTCGCAGTGGCAGACTTTCACTACAACGGGCGGATTATCTTCCCAAAACTCGTCGTAGCCGGACAGAAAACTATATGTGATATCTATATTCATGGTTTAATACGATAAAGAGCCCGTGTTAATATTTTATCGCAGTCATGCATCCATTGCTTATTTCCAAACAGGTTGATGCCGTGAGTCTCGGTAAATTTGTTTATCATTTCTATTTCTGTCATATCATCATCGAGGTGGAAGGCAAAGTCCTCGTTTTCTAAAAAGAGATACTTGTCGGACATTGAGCAGAATTTAATATGATTTCTATGTATCCCAATCGAATCGGACACATCAAGCAGGTCGTCGTTCCACCTCTGACTCGGTGCATCATCGTCGCTTAGTCTCGAAGTACAAATCCATACCTCTACGCCGTCTGATATTAGTTTCCTCGCATAATCCTGCACGTCAGCCCTGCTCAGAGTGCCATCAAAGTCGAAGCTTACCTTAATCTTATTCATACTTAAAACGATAAAAAGTTTGCAAGTTTCTTAGCTTTTTTCTTGTCCATCTTTACAAATGTTCTGTCCACTGCAAAGCGATATATAAGAGACATAATGAAGTCACCTGAATGACCGAGTAATCTCTCAACTTCTTTCTTTTCAAGTGCCTGTTTTATACCCTCTTTGTCTTCACGCCACCTTATTATAGTTTTTTCTTCTCCCAAATGTTGTCTTATAGTCTTGTTAAATACAACCTTATTAAGAACTGAACTATCTATGCTTATTCCGCATTCGCCAGCACCATTATTATTTTTTAGCCTGTCAAGGAACTTCCCGATAACTTCTGCCTTAGCGTTTTTGTACACATTCAGCTTCTTCCTATCAAATTCAACCCTTGAGTCCTCTGACGGAGATGATTGAGACATGAATTTTACAGCCTTATCAAAGAATCCCTCAAATATCCAACCTACACCGACACCATCATAAATAAAATTCTCATTCTTAACACCCTCTTGCGATAGATGCCGTTTTGTCCAATCAAGAAGCTCATTCGGTTTAAGTCCTTTTGTAGCGTACACTCCTGTTATATGAAATCCGTCCCATATCCACAAAACTACCTTATCTGCGTTAGCCCCGCTGCCGGCTACGTCAAGAGATGCATACTTCGTCCCAGTCCTCTGTTCGCTGTTGTTAAAGAACCTCTCCATATCCTCATTGGAAATAAGACTGTCGCCCATCTCGACTTTCTTCCAGCAGGCTTTGGCATACCTGCCCTTCATCTCATTAGAGCCTTTTAGCAGCTTGCCATAATATTTTACGCCGCCGCTCTTCATAAGATGCTTGTTCTCGCTTATGTCACCCTCAAAAACTGTTATGGACTGTATAAGGTCGAGCTTACTACCATACGCAGCCATATTATCATTCCACATGGCATCAATATAGCTCTTCGATAATTCATAGACCTCTTCTCTTGTGTCTCCCCAGTGCGATTCGGTTATGTCGTTTCCCCACTGATAGAAATAACGTTCCTTCCCTCTTCTTTCAGGAATATGGTATCCCGTTTCCGGGTCTATCCACCATGATATAAGATGTACTATCCAGCTATCAGGGTCGGCATTACAAGTGCCAAGCATTTGCGTTTTTGCGCCGGTTGTATTACGAAGGTTAGAAAATATAGCATTGAACCTGTCTTCTGAAATCTGGGTTACCTCGTCTATAATAGCATCATAAAATTCTTTACCCTGTATGGCTTCAGCGAAATCCTTCTCTCCTGCAGAGTAATTTCCAAACACTACTCTCGCACCACTGTCAAACTTCCACGTCTGGCTCTGGACACTTTCAAGGTATGTGCCAAACTGCCCAAATACGTCCTTAGACCTGTCTGCAATACCGCCAGCACCCTGACTATCCTTTATCATTCTGCGGAAATAGATTGCCCTATACGAAGGGTTGCTGATATTTGGGAGTGCTTTGTACAGCATAAGGTGAGTCTTCCCGACTCCCCTGTTACCAACGTATATGACAATGTCCGATTCACATAAGAATGCCTCTATCTGTGAACCGTCATTTAACCTCATCCCGTCAAAGTCCTCTTGCCAATCAAGTATCTCCATTCTGGTGGCTATATAAAATTCTTTTTTATCTATGCGATGGCAAATATACAAAGAAAAAAGTCATGTCGCACGATAGCGACCGTCAAATTATTCATGGATGACCGTTTTTGTCCAGAAAACTATTGCAAACGTTTGTTTATACTGTTAAAAATATCTATATTTGCGGAAAATAAAATTTAACAAATTATGAAGAAAGACAAATTCTATCATCTGATTGCAGGTTTTGTAATTGCTTTTGCTATTTCCTTCTGGCGTCCAGGTGAAGCAATCTTTGCAGCTATGGCTGCTGGCGTGTTGAAGGAAGTTTATGACAAGTACGGTAAGAAAACCGAAGCTGATCCACTTGATGCTATTGCAACCACTGTGGGTGGAATAATTGGTGCTGTTGCATCTATACTTATCCAAAACGTGTTCTAATAATTCTAATAACTAACTTATTTATATTTTTATGATCGAAAAATCGAAGCTCTTTGAAGACCTCAAGGCTGAATATGCGGAAAACCCGCTTGTAAGTGAACGTACTATAAACGCCGCATTAGAGACAATGATGCGCTACACAAATGATGACACAAAAGAGGACGAGTTCCTCAAAGATGTCAAGTCTATTCTGAAAGAAGCAGAAGGAAACGCACGCAAGGTGGCTGCTGACACAGCAAAGAAGGTCGAAGCGAAGAAAAAGCCCACTTCAAAAGATGACCCTAAGCCTGGCAATGACGATGGAGACCCCAAAGAGAAACAAGATGAGCCTCCGGCATGGTTCGGTAAAATCATCGAAAGACTCGATTCCTACGAAAAGCGATTTCAGGAAGAAGACAAAAGGAAGGCTGCGGAGCAGGTGAAGGAACAGGCTATAGCCAAAGTTAAGATTTACCCGCAAAACGTTATTGATGTTGTCGTCGATAATTTCGACTTTACCCAAGAGGGCGCAACAGAAAAATTCGTTGAGAAGGTAAGTAAGACGGCTGGCAAGTTTGGCATAACCCCTGAAAAGGGAGAACCAAAAGAAACAAAGCCCGATTTTTCTAAGCTCCACAAAGAGTTAGAGAGTAATGACGCATTGCTCAAGTAAATAACAATAAAATTGAATAATTATGAGTTTTAATGCTTACGGACAAAAAACTAAAACCGCTGGTGCGCCTGTACAGGTGTGGATGGAGGTTTCGGGTGTAAAGACGAGCGGAGGTACTATACCTGGCTTTGAAGACTTACCCGTTGGTTTTGTCATCCCGCAGGGGACACCTGTGTATCTTGACGAGGCTGGGGGTACTCTTACACCTATCTATTTTTATGAACTGGTTGAAACACTTACAGCAGAAGACACTGAAGCAGTCCTTTACGGCGCTGCTCCTCTTAATGCTGATGGCGGTTTTATTATGGTAGCTCCTTCTACTATCGGAGGAACTGGAACTGGGGTTGCTTATTCAGCCGCAGTTGATAATGGTGACGGCACGCATACTATAACTATAGTTGCGAACGCTCTTGGTGCTGCCACTGCAGGAACAATCTATGCAGAGGCCGACGCTGCAGGCGCTTCCGCCGTTTTAGCGGAAAGTTCTGTACCTAATGGACTTTTGTGGAATGACATCGTAAAAGAAGAAGGCGACACTGTAGCATCAGGTGCTGTTGTTGACGAGGGACGTATCTATGCAGATAGAATCCAGGCTTTGCCTACTGCTTACAAACAACATTTAGAGTATGTCGGAATTAATTTTGAGAAAGGAGTATAATTATGTGGGGAAACGATAAAATATTTTACGACATATTGGAGATGGCCGCAGGGAACAATGATTCCTATGCCTTACAGACATTTGTTGATGACTTCAAGGACAGGTTTAATGCACTTGATACATCCGGGTTTACATGGGCGCCGATGCAGGCAGACTTCTCCTTTCAACAGTTGGAGAGAGAGTATGGAATTAACGCTATGGCAACATACGTTGACCTTGACTCTCCTGGTACACCAATCAGCTTTGAAGGTGTTCAATTGAGCACTGGCAATATTCCTCGTATGAAGAAGCTCGCGCAGTTCAACGAGAAAGACTATCGCCAAAGATTGATTATGGGAGCTGTCGGTGCAGACCCGCAGCTGAATGCCCAGAGAAGTCTCTTTGACGCAATCAAGAAACTGGTTGATGCTCATACAAACTCATTGAATTACAACCGTCAACAGATGGTTTCAACTGGTAAGTTTGAGTTGACAGAGGCGAATAACGCAGGTGGTATAAAAGGCACGCTGTTTACAGCAAGCATCCCTTCATCTAACATTGTGACAAAATCTGGCACAGCTGTATGGTGGGACGCAAATGACGCAGATGGTGTCAATTCTGATCCTATTGCAGACCTTAAGGCTATAAGCTCTAAAGCTGAAGGCAGAGGTTCTGCTTTTCACTGGGAAGTTGACAAGCTGACATTCAAACGCACTTTGTCTCATGCAAAAGTTTTGGAGGCGATCGGTTTCAGGATGTTTCCGGCAACTGCTGATTCTACAGTTGCAACCAACTTTGCAAGTAATGCAGGCGAAGCTGCTCAACAGGCTGCTCTCGAAGCTATAATCGGATTCCCGATTAGGGTTATTGACAGTATCTCTCGTGTTGACAATTATGACAAGGCTTCTAAGGCTGTCGTCGGTACTGAGGTGCGGTCGTTTAAGCCTAATGTATGGGCGCTTGTACCTGACGGGAAGATTGGAGAAATCCTTTCTGTTATTCCTATCTACGGTGGACAGGGTGATTCAGGAGCTTATGCAACCTACTACGACGGGCGGTTGCTGATGACTTACGACTACAAAACTCGTAAGAAGATTCAGTATATCGAAACCGAGATGACTGCATTGGTAGTTCCTGACAAGCCTAAGTACATGTACATTTTAAACGTAGCATAAAATGACAATATCCGAGTATCTCAAAGGCATTTTTGATTTCAAGTTTTCGGACGAGAACATCCTTGCTGTCTTAACTCGGAGAGGGGTTGATGCTACCCAGCCCTTAGAGAATGTTGACGAGAAGAGCATAGACTTGGCTACGGCTGACTTGTATGTCATTCTCGCCAACGTTGTCTCTGGCGGCGGGAAGAGGGTTCAGAAGGGTAATAGAAGCGTTAGCGAACGCAGTTATCAATTCGGAGTATATGACAGGCGAGCTTTTATGAATGCCGCAAACAAGCTCTACGCTAAGTGGGGCGAAATAACGGCGTATCCATCATCTGTTCGTTTTACTCACATAAAGGGGGATCAATGATAGAATATCCTGACAGTTGCCTGATTGAGCGTTTCACTGGGGTTATAGATGAAACGACAGGAGAAGAGGTTAAAACAACCTTGTATAACGGTGAGTGCCTATTAGAGATTACAGGGCAGAGCCGCTATGACGGGTTTGAGTTTGAACATGAACCTGTCTTGTTTTTACCGACCAATAACGTGATGTATAAGATTAACGATACCGTTACTGTTACAACATGGAATGGCCGCACTATAAGCTATACAGTGAAGAACTGGGAGGCAATAAAGGATAACGAGTTTCCGGAGTTGAATGACACTTGTATCTGGTTAAAGGATGGCACAGAATAACTTTGACAACTTCAAATCAGATGTGGATCATCTTGTTGAGAGGATACTCTTTGACACAGCAGATGCTATGATAGCATATATAGACAGCTCTGACATTATACCTGTTGACACTCACAACCTGAAGGACAGTACGGGCGTGGGTGTATATCACAACGGGGTATTAAAGAAGTTTACGATGCCCAGAAGGGCGGAAGAAGCGAGGATAATCGGAGGTGTTGCTATATGGGGTGAGGATATGATAGATCAACTGCTCGATGCTGGCATAAGCCGCTACGGAATCGGAGATCACCTTGTTCTCATGTCAACGATGCCGTACGCAGAAGACGTTGATGAGGGATACCGCAACGCCGGATTTTTCAATGACGTTCTTTCAACAGAATTTGAGGTAATTTTAGACGAGGTTGTAAAAAACTATGGATCGAAAAAGTTATGAAACTTTCTGATATTGACCCTTTAAAAACTCTTAAAAACGCCCTCGTTGAGAATGGCGTTACAACGACAATCTACACGGGCGACAAGCCTACAAGTGGATTGCCTTCGGAATACATTGAACTTCGTCAAAACGGAGGGCTGAGAACCAGCTTATCACGTATGGGCTTGGTGGAGGGATATGTTCTTTTATCTATCAATGTAAAATTAACCTCTACTGGTGGAAGAAACACTGTAAAGGAGAACATCATCCTAAAAACCTTCGACGGGCTTTTTGAGGGCGGAGCGGTGATACACGAAGATGGATACACTTTTTCTCTCGATCCTAACAACCTGGTTTATTCAGGTGGCGGAATATACGAGGGATACAGTTCAAAATTAATTAACATAACATTTAATAAAGTATAAAATTATGGCTATAACAAAACTTGACACAATTGGCAACTTTTTCGTAGGACAGGGAGACATGATAGTCTTTGATGAAATTGCGGATTACGCTGCTGCTTCATTGTCTTCGTTGGCAAACCCGGCTTCTCTTGGTGATATTCACCTTGACAGCACTAATTTGACGGGTGATGATCCTACGCTTACTCCTCTCAAAAATGAGCAAGGTAAAACATACTACTCTACTGTTGAAGAGGGAACATTCGGATTTGAGTTCTTTGTCCCTTCAACATCAGATGATATGCTCGAAGCAATGATGAATGCAGAGGTTATTTCTGACACTTTCACGGGGGCTAACGGATTTTCGGTTGGTTCTACAGTAATTGGCGCAATGCACAAAAGCACGGTAACGCAAAGGCCTATTATGATTGTCAATGACACACAAAACAGGTCTCTTGTTGTTCCGAAAGCAAAGATAATCACAAACCTCGCGATGCAGGATAAGGTTATTGGTATTATGGTGCGTGTTAATGCTGAAAACATAGACACAGCCGACCTTAAGACTGTAATGTTCGTGAACGGTGCTCTCGATTACACAACGACATTACCCTGATAAGACTACCAACTAATAAATTAAAGGGGCTGTTCTCGCCCCTTATTTTTCAATCACTATGGACGATAAGACGGCGAATGACTTACTGAATACTGAGTATCGCATTGAGAAAGGCGGAAAACGCAAGGTGGTGGTACTTGGAAAGACTTTTATTGTCAGTGACATAAAAAGGAATATTCTCAATAAGATAGGAGACATTCAGTTTAAGGTGCAGTATTTTGAGGGAAAAGAAGACTATAAGACTATAAAAAGTCGAGTACGATATATTAACAGTGCAGACGCAAGAACAGCAAGTCTTATCCTGTTAAATGGATGGGCTAATATACCGTTTTTGCATGCTATACACTGGCGTTGGCTAAACAGAAAATATACATCAGAGACGTTCAATGCTATCATTGAGGCGGGTCTTGATGACAGGGACACCGCTTTTTTTTTGAAAAATTCAATGAGGAGGCAAAATTTGCTGATGACGAGGATGATGATGCTAAAATCGTAAGGAGCAAATTCCAGATATCTCTTGACAATCCAACGATGATGGAGATATATCCATACGGAGGCTTTTTAGCATACTTGAAATATAACTTTATAGACGGGGTTGCAAAACAGAATCTACTGCTTATTGATAAGACAAGGTATAAGCATGATAAGGGTGAAAAAAAGGTTGCTGTAGCGCAAAGGCCAAAAAGTAAGGAAGATATAGCGAAGACTATAGCAAGGTTTGGAATAGGATCAGAGGCAGAGGAGCAAATAGCTAAGGTGCGTAAAGAAATAGGAGATTAAATTATGGCTCTTGAATATGGAATTAACTTTAACACTGAAGAGGGCAGAAAGAAGGCTGAAGAAGAGATAAAGAAGTGGCGCAATGAAATGCAGCAGTACTTTGATAAGAACCCTATCAAAATTGCTCTCGGAGATAAGGGTGGAAGTGCTTCTGATATTTCAAAATCTACCTCTCAGATAAAGAATTATGGCGGAGCTTTAAAAGGTTTAAGCGTTGATTATAACCAATTGGCCAATGCAGAGAAGAAATATAGCTCTGATGAGTCCACGATTGGAAAATTTAAACAAGCTAAAGCAGCCATAGATGGATACGGAAACTCAACCAATCAGGCTGCATCGGCTAACAACAATTTAAAAACATCACAAGACAGTACAATCCCTTCGGTAGATAGACAGACAAGTGCACTGAAACGGCAGTCACAAACATTAATGCAGTTGAGGACTTATGCCATGAACTTTCTGTCTGTTTATGCTGGCATAAGACTGATTAAGAACCTCGCAAAAATAACAGGAGAGTTTGAGATGCAGAGGATTTCCATGCAGGCAATTCTTCAAGACGCCGAGAAGGGGGCTGCAATATTTGAAAGGATCAAAGAGCTTGCTGTTGTTTCTCCGTTTATGTTTAAGGATTTAGTGTCTTATACTAAACAGTTATCTGCCTTCTCTGTACCATACGATGAACTATACGAAACAACGAAGAGGCTTGCAGACGTGTCTGCTGGTCTTGGTGTTGATATGAGCAGGCTCATTCTTGCCTATGGACAAGTACGATCCGCATCTGTATTGCGTGGACAAGAATTGAGACAGTTCACAGAAGCCGGCATTCCTATAGTTGAAGAGCTGCGTAAGAAGCTTTCAGAGGCTAATGGCGAGCTTATTACGACAGGTGATGTATTTGAGTATATCTCTGCCCGTAAAGTGCCATTCGAGATGGTGCGTGACATTTTGTTTGAGATGTCAGAAGAGGGCGGCAAGTTCTACAACATGCAGGAGATACAAGCAGAGACACTTAAAGGTAAAATAGCAAACCTAACTGACGCATATCAAATCATGCTGTCGAATATCGGGGAGTCCGATGGTGGTATAATGAAGGGCGCTATTGATGCTGTACGAGCGCTTATTGAAAACTATGAAACGGTTGGGAAGGTATTACTTGTAATTGCCGTCAATTTTGGAGCATATAAAGCAGCTGTTATATCTGCAACACTCGCAACAAAAGGGCTTACTATCGCTTCAATAGCGCAACAAAAATGGTTGTTGCTTGTTGCAAAAGCTCAAAAGGCTCTAAACCTTGTAATGTCGGCTAATCCATACGTGCTGGTAGCTGCAGCTATAGTAAGCGTTGGAACTGCTTTATGGGCGTTAACAGACAGAACTACAGCAGCAGAGGCAGCACAAAAGAAATTAAACGACAGACTTAAAGAAACAGAAGAATATAACGAGAGAGAGAGAGAAAGCGTAACAAAACTCATAAACGCACTTCAAGATGAGACAAGAACAAGAACAGAACGACAGCTTATACTTGAAAAGTTGCAGAGAATGTATCCAAGTGTATTCTCCAATCTCGATCTTGAAACTGCAAAAAACATTAAATTATCCGAGTCCATAAGGGGAGTAAACGAAGAATTAAAGGAAAGGGAAGAGCTTGAGCGGACAAAGCGAATTGTTGAGATAGGAAAAGAACTTGTTGGGTTGAGGGCAGAAACAGGTACTACCGCCTATGCCGGTATGTATAAATATGAAATCGACCACACAAAAAGAATAGCAGAACTCGAAAAAGAACGAGCAGGTCTTATAGAACAATCAAGAAAAAACGCAGAAGCAGCAGTTAAATCGACATTAGTTTTATCAGATTGGCAAAAAACTGTTAAAGAATTTATAGAATCAAACGCTGATGCAGAGTTTCTTAAATTTTCAGAGGATGGGGAAACTGCTTATACCTATGTCCAAAGAATTAGACAAGAATACGCCGACCTTACAGACCAATATAAGGTATATAGCGGTCTTGTGGATGATGACAACAAAAAACAGGCAGCCAATTACAAGCGGCAGATAGAACTTGCAGAGAGGCTTGCCGCATCTATGGGATTCTCTTTGAAAGATTCCGGTGGAGGTAAGGTTAAAGACCCGAATATCGAACAGAATGCGATGATAAAGGCTGCTGAACGCCTTGCAGAGCTTAGGGCTAAGATGGCACTCGAAGAGAAAAAGTACGCCTTAGAGGTAGAACAAGTGCGTGTTGACGCAATGGAAGAAGGGACTGCAAAAGAACTTGCGCAGATAGAACTTACAAAAAAGAAGGAATTGCAAGCTATAGAAGAGCGTAAGCAAGCGATGCTAAAAGCAAATCTTGATATAGCTCGTGCAAAATGGGAATCTGAGGGTGGGGAAGGCGTATTCTCCGAAGAGGTGGCGTTGACAGAATCTCAGTTAAAAGTTCTCGAATCTATGCAAACAGCCGCAGATATCAATGAAGCTCGCGCAAAAGAAAGACTGTTTGAGAATCTTCTCGACCAATACAAGGACTACGCACAAAAAGTGGAAGACATAGAGAAGAGAAAGAATGAGGCAATAAAAAACCTTAATGAGGGGAGGACAACAGACAACAGCGATATTATTGACAGGGCTATATCGGAAGTACAGAAAAAGGCTCGAGAAGAGGCTGCGTCCCTTGCCTTCGATGAGATGAAAAACTCTGATGCTTGGCGGGTACTATTTTCAGACCTTGAAGATTACACTGTAAAAACACTAAAAGACTCACTCGAAGCTGTTGAAAAAACAGATATTTCTGACCTTAATCCTGCAGATGCAAAGGCTGTACAACAGGCAATAGAGCGAATGCGGGAAGAGATTGACGCTAAAAATCCATTCTTTGCATTAAAAGATGGCTGGGAACAGTTTATTCAAGCAACGGAGGCTAATCAGCCTGACGCAGCGATGGATGCTATAAACAGGATGATAAGAGGGGCTGAGGAACTTCTCAGTTACTATGAAGAATTTCAAGGTCTTGTGGGTTCTGTTTTCGGAGAAGAGAGTGATGTTTCGTTTTTTGCTAATACAGCAGGTGATATGCTGGGATCAGCCACATCTATTGGTGGTGGTGCTGCTAAGATTCTTCTTGGTGATCTGACTGGCATTAAGGACGTGATTGGCGGAATCACTGGTTCTGTAAATATCTTTCGCAAAATCCGTAACAGAAAGTACGATAAACAAATAAAGGAGCAGCAGAAGCTTCTTGAGCAGCTTGAACAGCAATACAAAGACATCGGTAGGGCTATGGAAGACTCGCTTGGTGCTGATTATATGAAAAGCGCTCAACAGCAGTCTGAAAATCTAAAAAAGCAGGTTGCCGCTATAGACAAACAAATTGCTGCAGAGAAGAAGAAGGGTAAGGACACAGACAAAAAGAAGATAGCAGAGTTAGAAGCTACGAGACAGGAATTGATGCTCCAATCCGTAGATGTTGTGGAAGACGCCATAGACAAACTAACAGGAACAGATTTAACAGGTGCTGCTGAAGATTTTGCTCAAGCGTGGTTAGACGCATATGTCTCCTTTGGAAGTACAACAGAGGCGATGCAGGGACGGTTTAAGGACATGATGCAG